TCTGTACTTTTTCACCAGAAACTGGAAGTCCCTGTGTTGATTCATCACCACCCCAGTCCTGATGTTTGTTTATATCGATATTCCAAATACTTTTACTCATACATAAATAATAACAAAAAAAGAGACCTGTTAAGAATATCTTTTTGTGAATTTTGATTTGACTTATTTCATTAAAACACGTTATTAAAGTCCGTTCTTCCATCCGTCTTCGTCAACCCAAGGTTTATCATTTATCCAATATCCCTTACCGAAGCAAGACCTAATCGCAGACCAAACTAACTGCAGTCCTTTATAGACAGCCGTTATAGCACGAGTACCGAAGTACTCTAACGATTGAGAATGGTAATCTTTAATTATCATTTATTCTTCGTAAATGTGATATATTTTATCTTCATCTACAAGTCCTCTTGTTACTAACTGATTGTATTCGTATTCGGTTAAGAATACATCTCTATCAACCATAGCAACAAGCACATTCTGAAGCAAACTTCCAGAAATGCGTCTCTCTTCATTATCTACGATTTGGGTTTGTATAATTTGTTTTACTGTACTCATATATATATAATAAAAGGTTGTCTTAACCAAGACAACCCCTATAAATAATATGTTTAATGGATTTTAACAGTGTAAAGCCATGTCTCGGAACTCACCCAAAGACACATGGTGTTTGAAGATAGATCCTCTCTTACCCTTTGTTATAACAGCTACTGCATCGTGGCTATGGAGACTCTCCCGATGAGAACAAATAATCTTAAAGTCAGTTACCTCTGGTATCTGGTTTAATGCGTTCTTCAGCATCCTAACCGCATCCTCAACAAACTTTGTCTGTGCTCCGTTCTTCTCCGCAAACGCCTGCTCGTCTGGTCTCTTACAGAATACCAATGTTTCTGTTGTAAGTGTATCCTGACAGACCTTAATCAAATCCTCGAGCCAAACCATATCAGTAAACTCGATACCAATCCTCGCTATACTCCTCTGACTGTGTGGAATACCATAAACACTTCTCTCAAGTGCGGCATGCTGACTGAGTTCTGTAGAACAAGGACATGCACTAGAGTAAATGAAATCCAACCACATAATCTTTTTGAACTCACCATTAGCATCCAGGTTAGTGTCAAATACTACATGATAGTACTGATATCCACCTTCTGGAGTTCCGTCTTCCTTAACGGACCTGAGAGCTGGTTGCCAAATATGATAATCAAACTCCATAAGGATATGTGCGTCAAACTGTTTAAGATCCTTCTGATAGTTTCTCAGGACCTCTTCGAGTTTATTAATGTCAAAAACATCATCCTTACTCTTATAAGCAGATCTTAAGATTCTACTCATATTAATACCCCTATTTACACTCTCGAGAGAAACAGTACCAGTGAATCCAGCCTTTACTTCTTGGTATCCACCATCCTTCTGCCTAATCTTAATAGGCATATGAAAATTATGAATACCAACAAAATCTATCGGCATACCGTCAAATGGGCCATTCTGGAGATCGGGCATTGAATCGAGATATTCTTGAGAAGGAACGAATCCTTCATCATAAGACCTTTTAAGGTCAATTACTTTTACGTCTTTATTCATCATGATAAAATATATTGAATAAGGAAAGATAATTAAAACAATTTATATAAGCTCATACTTTTGATTTACCGCGCGTAAAAAAGAAAGATGACCATTTAGTCATCTTTCATGTTAAAGTTTAAAATACGCGAGTTTTGATAGTAAATATCAAAGATTAAGCAGCATCTGTATCTGTCCACCAATCAGACTTCCACTTAACTTCAAGTTCCTGTGCGTCGAGAGTCTCGTAGTTGTACTCATCTGGTCCAGAAATTGAATCAGCAAGCATAACATCCTTGAAGACTACATCCTCGTAAACATCACCTGCACGGTTAGCGATCTTGATTCTCAACCAATCTGCGCAGTAATCCTTCTTAAGGGATTTCTCCCCGGTATTGATATCATAACCGAGTCTTGACCAAGCCTTAAAGAGCTTGTAGATGAAGTTATCGGTTCCGTTACGAAGGTTAAGAGAGAACTTAACAGTAATCTCTGCGCTTGTATCGTCAACACCCGGCTGGATGTATGTACGGGTTGTACCCATGAACCTCTGGCTACCTGTACCAGCAGTCTTATGGAGAGCTGCAAGACCAGAGATGCTAAGGACATGCTCTGTGATCAATGCCTCATCCTGACCAAACTCTGCACGAAGTGCTGCAGGAAGAGTGAAATATACTTCGAATAAATTACTATGAACCGGATCCCATTTATTAACACCGGCCTGTGAATTAGTTATATGAGGTAAAGCCATATTCTTGTTATTTTATTTATCTTAATAATAATAATGGAAAAAAGATTAATTAATCCTACCCCTGTTTTTATTATTTTAATATAAAGTAAACATCAAATAATAATGAATATTCCTACAAAATCATACTTTAAAAATAGTAATCAATATAGTTCAGCACATATTAAGAAACATTTTCCGGAATTTTATGAATGGTTGTTAGATAAGTATAAAGACTATCCCCAAGATAAATTTCCCGCTTATTTATATATGTATTTTAATAATTTGGATTGTTCTCCAAAGTGTCCAGTATGTGGAAATTCCACTCCATTTTTAAGTTATGATAGAGGATTCCAAAAGTATTGTTCGTTAAAGTGTTCAAATAATGACCCTGAAGTGATTAAAAAGAAAGAACAAACGTCACTTAAAAGATATGGAACAACCAAACCACAACAGACTGATATAGTGAAACAAAAATCTAGAGAAACATCTTTAAAGAGACACGGTGGACAAGGGAACGAATCTAATTCCATACAAGAAAAACAAAAACAAACCATGATTGAAAAATATGGTGTGGAATATTTCTCACAAAATAAAGAACTACTCGAAAAGGCTCATCAAACAAAACTTGAGAAGTATGGGGATGCTGGTTATACAAACAGAGAAAAAGCCAAACAAACATATCTTGAAAGATTTGGAGTAGAATCTCCACTAGGATCAAAAGAAATCCAAGAAAAAAGCAAACAAACTGTATTGACTAAATATGGTGTTGAATATATTAGTCAAAATGAAAAAATTAAAGATAAAATAAACAAAACTAAATCTCAAAATTACAAGGCAAGAATACTAAACACAAATGCCAACATAATAGATGTATTCACCAAACCAATTGATGATACTGAAATCACATGGTTTAAAGTTAAGTGTCAATGTCCAGAATGTAATAAGTGTTGTGAAAAGGAATTTGAACTTCCGTCAAGTGTCTATTACGATAGAATGAGAGATAATACTGAGATGTGTTCAAAACTGTTACCTATTAAGTTTGGTGTAAATTCTGGTACATCTCAAGAGGTGCATGTTAGACAGTTACTTGATAAACATAATATAAAGTATATCTCCAATACCAAGAAGGTACTTGGCAAGGAGGAACTAGACATATACATCCCAGACTACAATGTTGCTATCGAATGTAATGGTATTTATTGGCATTCAACAAGACATAAGGTTATGAACTACCATGTTGATAAGATGTTGAAATGTAGAGAAAGAGGTATACAATTAATTAATATATGGCAAGATTGGGATGTGAATAAAATAGACATAGTTAATTCTTTAATATTATCAAAACTGGGTATATATAAAACCAGACTCTACGCTAGACAATGTACTATTAAAGAAGTTCCAAGTAAAGAATGCCTTAAGTTCCTAGACCAAAACCATATTCAAGGAAGATGTCATAGCAATGTGAAGATTGGATTATATTACAACGATGAGTTGATGTCTGTTATGACATTTATTAAAAACAACACTAAATTCATGGGAATAAATGAAGAGTGGACGTTGTCTAGGTTCTGTTCCAAGTTAAATACTCAAGTGGTCGGAGCTGCCGGTAAGTTATTAAAATATTTTATCAATAACTACAATCCAACATCTATTAATTCATTTGCTTCTAATGATATCAGTGATGGGGGATTGTATAAGAAACTCGGATTTGAAGAAGGAAATATGAATAATTCATATTGGTATATCAATCCACACACATATCAAAGATATCATCGTTATACATTTAATAAACGAGACCTTGTAAAAAATGGAGCAGATCCAAATCTTACAGAAGAAACAATCATGTTAAATGAAGGGTATTGTAAAATATTTGATAGTGGAACAACTAAATATACCCTTAATCTTTGTTAAATATAATCATAAATAGAAACTGGATAAATATGAATAATGAAATGGAGATGGTATTTAGAATACCAGGTAAGACTAGACCGCGCGTCATGAAGGTTACTAATTGTAAAAGACCTCTTGATGGATTCTCCGCGGTTCTTGAAAAGTATCCAGACGCAGAGTTCATCTCGTTTAACGGATATAAATATTTAACGAAAGTATGAGGATTAATGCAGGAATACTGGTAAAAAACCTGAGTGATGAACATCTTCGTGCTGAAGAGGCAGAAATCGCTATGTGTCCCGGTTTCTATAATAGAGTATGGAAGGGTAAGTCTCTTATTCCGTCTCAGTTCACTCTTGGGAAAGGTCATATTTCGTTTTTTATGAATAAAAAATCATGGACCTTAAGAAGATATAAAGAACTTCACGAAGAGTGCATCAAAAGAGGTTTCGCTGGTATAAAAGATAAAAGTGATCGTTGGAGTACATGGAATTCGAGCGTTGATATAGATTATGTTCCTTCAAGTAGGGATTTACAAATTATAAAAGAACGGATTATAAGTAAAATAAATAATTCAACAGGCGCGTTTCACTACTATAGAAAAAGAATAGAAAAAGGAGGTCTTATTGATCTCCTTTTTTAGTCCATATCCATTTGGTTTGACCACTGTCAACATCTTTAAAGAAATAATGGTCATACATTATCTCTTCTTCAGTTCTTCCATCATCCCATCCCAATTCCTTCAAATGGGATTTGGTAAATGCTGAACGATGATATCTTTTATCTCGTTTAAGATCATAGTACCAGTAAGATTGATTGACTCCTCCTTCTTTAAATCCAAGTATTTGATACAATCCCCCATTACTAATATCATTAGATGAAAATGAACAAACTGTGTCTGGGTCGTAATGATTTATAAAGTATTTAAACAACTTACCAGCAGCCCCGATAACTTTGTAATTAATTAACGAACAAAATCTAGATAGTATCCATGTTTCATCCCCTTTCTTCCCACTACAAGCCATTTGTTCACCAAAAGTCATAACAGATACTAATTGCCTCTCGTAATACAATCCTAGATGTACCCGAGCTCTTGTACCCCCCTGAATATGATTATCATTTAAAAACTTATTACAAACAAGAGATGATATATCTTTTACCGTACATTTTCTAGCTTGTATTTGATTGGTGTGAATATTGAGTTTTGAGAGTAAAAGAGATTTAGTTATTTCTGGTTTAGTATTTATCCATACTCCCCACAACGATATTAATTGTATTCCTCTTTCTTTAGCAGCTCTCCATTTATTTATATGATAATCATTTGGTTTTACCTTGGTACAATGATACCATTCACCATTGCATTCTAT